CATGGACCACTGCTGTTAGATATAAAGTCAACGATGTAGTAAAATACGGTGCTGGATTATGGATCTGTGTTACTCAACATACTGCAGATGCGGCATTCTTAACAGACAGCACCGCAGGTCGTTGGAGTCAATTCACCGAAGGCACAGAATTTGAAGATACATGGAATAATGCAACTCTGTATCAGCCAGGTGACATTGTACGATATGGCGGAAATCAATACATTGCAAAAACTGTGCATACTGCTGTGGATGCTACAGAAACACCTACAACACAACCGTCAAGATGGGATCTGTATACAGAAGGGTTTAAATTTCAATCTGCGTGGGCAAATACCACATCATATAAGATAGGCGAAGTAGTCAGCATAGGCGGCTATACCTATTTGGCCGCACAAGATTCTCCTTCAAATACTTACACTGTTACAGCAGTAACAGCATCTACTGACACATTTACTATAGCCTCAACCGCAGGTATAGTAGTGGGTATGGCAGTAAGATTTACTGGCACAACATTTGGTAATGTGTTTACCACATCTAGGTATTATGTAAAAACAGTAGCAGCAGGTAATATTACTGTATCAACAACCCCAGGCGGTACAACATTTAATATCACAGCCGACGCCAGCGGCACAATGACTGCAACAGTTTCTGCAGAACCACCAAACACCACATACTGGTCAAGACTCAATGCCGGTATCAGTTGGCAAGGTCTATGGTCAGATGACCGAGATTATCTGCTAGGTGATGCTGTAAGATTTGGCGCAAATGCCTACATATGTTTATTAGCTCATAGGTCAGAAGGTGATGACGGATCCACAGTGGGTGCAACAGGTGGCGGACAGGCCAACAGCAGACCCGATCAAGATAGTACAGGCACATACTGGAGCCTATTAAGTGTGGGATCCGAAACTGATATTCTGTCAGTTCGTGGAGATTTGGTCTATTACAGCGGATCCGGTCCTACTAGATTACCTGTTGGACGTGAAGGTCAAGTATTAACCTCTAACGGTACCGATCCAGAATGGGTTACTTTAGGTGAAGTAGATCACACATATTTTGTAGCACCTACAGGCGTTGATTTACCATCACCAGTACACGGCAAAACTTGGGACAAACCATTTAAGACCATTCGCTATGCTTGTGAACAAGTAGAACGTGGTCCTAGAAATCCCGATGCACGATATCTATTAGAACTGAACCGGGTATTTGTTCAACGTGAAGTCACAGAATTTATTCAGCGCCAGATCACAACTGCCGGAGTTGGAAGTATTTGGGAAAGTTTTGACTACGATGATTTCAAATGCGAGCGAGATGTAGGCTTTACATTAGATGCTGTGATCTATGATCTGTGCCATGGCGGTAATGTTAAATCACGCGGTGTTGCTAATTCATTGATTGGCGGACTCAGCGAAGGTGAAACAGAAGCATATCCAGGATTAGCCATTGAAGGCGATCAATCAGTAGCTGCCTACAACTACATGCTCACAGTTGTTGGCAATGTTTTAGCACAGACAGCTCCAACAATAAATTATCAGACACTGAACGGCGATAATTCCACTGCTACAGTGGCTCAATATTTTAACAGCAATCTTACAGCAGAAGCTGAAGCATTAGCCACAGTAACAGCATCAGTTACACTGATCACTAATGCAATCACCGCACGAGCAGCAGCAGTTACAGCACCTCAGATAGCAGCAGCTATAGCTTCTGTGCCAGCAAGACGTAGTCCTAGCAATCTAATCAATATAGCTACAGGACAGTATCGTGAAACACTACCGATCATTGTGCCAGAACAGACCTGTGTACAAGGTGACGAACTGCGTTCAACTAACGCAGGACCTGCAGGTAGCCTGACTAACAGATCTGATGCAGGATACAGCGTAGGTGCATTGACTAGATTACAAACAGTGGTTGATCAAATCGTACGAGGCGCCAACGTTACAGAAAGTTCAGGTAATACCGCAGTTCAAAGCGCAGCATTTCCATACGCCAGTACCGAAGAAGCTGCAGATGCAGCACAGTTGGTCAGAGTCATGCAGCATCAAATTGATTTTAAGATCAGCTCTACATTCATGGAGAGTTCTGCAGACCCTACAGGATATAATACATCATTCTTAACAGGATTTGGCGATGCAAGAGCACTGCTTCGTGAAAACAAAGAATTTATCAAAGAAGAAATCACTGCATTTTTGACAGTAAACTATCCTACAGTAAAGTACAGCAGAACCAAATGCAAACGTGATGTGGCGTTTATCGTTGATGCTATGGGCTATGATTTGACCTATGGCGGTAACTGGGCTACTTTAGTAGCTGGCACAGCCTACTTTGACGGCGATAACAGCACAGCATTACAGATTGACAGCACAGAAATCGCAGCCACAGTAGCCGCTTACGGCAGATTAAAGACTGTGGTGCAGGCGATTATTGCTAATAGTCTTGTAACTAAATCTACAGGCAACGCCGCCACTCAATGGACCAGTACTGATTTACCGAACGGTTCGACTGCTCAAGTCACTGTAGGAGCATTGGTAGACATCATTACTAATATCATACAAGGCGACTCTACTGAGGCTGTAACACCACAGATTACAATTACTACTATATCTGGTACAGACACACTTACCAGCAACAGTCATGGATTAAGTGTAGGCGATGCGATAATTCCAAGAGAAACTGGTAACGGATTAACTAACGGTGTCAAATATTGGGTAGTAGGCACAGTAAACACCAACACATTCCAACTTGCAGCCACATACGGTGGCAGTGTGTTAGCTACATTTACCAACGGCGCCGGTATCAGTATACCTGTGGAAGTTATAGATTATCCTACAGCTACTAATGCTGTTACATCTACTACTGCATTGATAGCAGCCGCAGTGACATTAGATGCTGCACAAGAAACTATAGTTACTGCTGCTACTACATATATTAGCACAAACTTTCCTACATTGGTCTACAATTCAGCCAAGTGTGAAAGAGACGTAAGATTGATATTAGAAGCTGTGATGTTTGACTTTATGTTCGACAGCAACTTCAAAACTAGAGAAGCCGCATACTCATATTTGAGAGCCACGGCTGCTGATGTATTCAGTCTAAATCAGAAAACAGCTACTCGTGCATCGTTTACCTATGTCAAAGGCTTAGCCAAAGCCAACGTAGGCGGCAACGCAACTGCACAAGCCCGCATTGAAACACTAATGACCACATTAGATGACATTGTATATGGTGCAACCAACGAAGGCAGTCGTTGTGCCACAGGCAACAGAATGGTCGATTATGCTGTGTTACAATTAGAGCGTAACAGATCGTACATTGTAGCAGAAATTGATGCTTACATTGACTCGACCTATTCTACTACAGTTACAACAGCTACAGCAGCCACTGACTTGTTTACTTGCACATCTACAGCATGGATGCGTAGAAATGCTGCTATACGATTTACAGGCACAGCCTTTGGTGGAGTGAACACCACTACTACTTACTATGTGCAGAATGTAGTAAGTAGCACAACTTTTAAAATTGCTACCACTAGAGATTCAAACACAGCCTTTGACATCACTGTCGACGGCAGCGGTTCTATGGCAGTAGCATTGTTCTACAGCAGCGATGCTTGCCTCAGAGACGTTAACACATATATTGATGCATTAAAGTATGATTTAAAATATCCAGGTAACTACAAATCTAGATTCGCAGCCAGATATTACGCTAACAGCGTAACAGGCAGTCTAGAAGAGGACATGTACTATCTCAGAGATGCCACTGGCGTAAGAGATCAAACTCTACAAGGACTCACCGGGGACTTGTTGGCTGAAAATGAATTTGGCACATCAAGAGTTTCAGCGGGAGCCTATTGTTCGTTGGATCCAGGTTGGGGTCCAGAAGATTATCGTGCATGGATCATCACACGTTCACCGTATGTTCAAGGTGTTACCACAATAGGTACAGCGGCTGTGGGTCAAAAGATCGACGGCGCATTACACAATGGTGGCAATGATTCTATTGTTTCCAATGACTTCACACAGGTTATCAGTGATGGTATTGGTGCATGGATTACCAACAACGGTCGTGCTGAACTTGTTTCTGTATTCTCATACTACGCACACATCGCATACCTAGCAGAAAATGGCGGACGTATTAGAGCCACTAACGGAAATAACTCCTATGGTGATTTTGGTTCTGTAGCAGAAGGAGTTGACTCCACTGAATCTCCGACCACAGGTATAGTAGACAACAGACTGCAATTCGAAGCTGCGATCGATCGTGTTATCACTGATGGATCTGCCTTGCTGCAAATTGAATTTATCAATGCAGGTATTGACTATACAGAAGTTACTTATGCACTTACAGGTGGTGGCACTGGTGCAGTAGTCGAAGCGGATGAATTCCGTGACGATGCAGTATATCAAGTCCGCATGTTGGATTTGATAGAAGACAGTACAAATGCTGCAGAAGCCGAAGGCAACTTTGGAGGCTTTGGTTATATCACCAACTCTAATACTGCACAGGGCGGTACTTCTACTTCAATTACCATTGCTGCCACAGACGGTGAATCCAGCACCGCCTACATAGGCATGAAGGTTGTAATCACTGGTGGTGCTGCTGTAGGACAGTTTGGTATAATTAACACATACAATTCGGGCACTAAGGTGGCTGGATTGATCAAAGAATCAGACGGCACCGCAGGATTTGATCATCTAGTAGCAGGCACAACAATTGTATCACCAGACGCTTCCAGTACCTACATTATAGAACCTAGAGTAACGTTCTCTGCGCCTGGATACACCAGTACAGCAGCTACATTGCCAACCAGCGGAGATTGGAGAGCCGTGAAATACGGTGAAACTGCTGCTGTATATACCACACTAACTGGCACCTACGCAGGTACAGGAACAGGCGCTAGATTCACAGTGCTACGCAACGGATGGAAATATACACCATCTGTGCAGACTGCAGGTACAGGGTACACTAGACTACAAACTATAACCATACTGGGCACCAGTCTCGGCGGCACTACACCTACTAACGATCTAGTGATCACTATCACCGCCGTGAATTCTACTACAGGTGCTATCATAGACTTTGATCACAGTGGCTACGGCATTAGCGGCAGATATGTTGCTTTACGAAGTGGTAGCACAGTGGGTGCGACTTCGGAAGATGGCATCAATTGGGACACAAGAGCCAGCTTGATGCCTAGTGGAGCAGCATGGTCAGCTATGGCCGCAGGCTTGTTTGACGATGGATCTACAGTAGGTAAAGTCAGCAAGTTTGTAGCAGTGGCAGGTACTTCAGCTAATACTACTGGAGCATACAGTTCGGACGGTATAACATGGGCAGCGGCCAGTATGCAGACTTCCGCTACATGGGTTGATGTAGCATTTGGCGCACAGAAATTTGTGGCAGTCAGCAGCGATGTGACCACTGTGAGAATCAGCAACGACGGTGAATTGTGGGATCAAACTGGTACATTAACTACTACTGGATTCACTGCGATTGCCTACGGAAAGAACAGATTTGTCGCAATTAAAAGTGGCACCGCAGTGACTAATCATGCTACATCGACCACAGTCGCAGGCACATGGACTGCAGGCACACTACCTAGTTCGTCAAACTGGAACAGCATAGCTTATGGTAACAATAGATTTGTTGCTATTTCAAATACCAGCGGCACAGTTGCAGCTTATAGTTTAGACGGTATAACATGGGTAGCCAGCACATTACCTTCGACAGCACAATGGACTAAAATCACTTACGGTCAAGGAGTGTTCCTTGCTGTGAGTACAACCACAGCAGCAGCAACATCGCCGGACGGTATTACTTGGACCGCAAGAACTACATCCACAGCGGCCAGCGGTTTCTCAGCAATCACTTTTGGTAATAGAAATAGATACGGTCTGTTTGTGGGTGTCGGAGCAGGTACAGGCGATGTAGCTACTTATATTAGAACAGGTGCTACTGCTACAGGCCGTGCTAAGGTATCACAAAACAAGATTTTCCAGGTCAATATGGTAGAACCGGGATCAGGATATGATACAGTACCAACTATAACATTTACTGATCCTAACAACACATTTGAAGCTCCGACTACCGTGAGAAAGAATCGTGGGGTATTAGCTAATCCTAGTTTTGTAAACAGAGGAACACAGTATGTTACTGGTAGTGGTGAAGTAGACACCGGCGACGGATATTCAGATTTATTCCAGCCAGGCTCATTTGTGGCCAGTCGCAGACTTAGCCTGCAGCCTGTACCGGGTTCCAACGTGGTGTTTAGCCATCTACCTGCTAGAGTGTTCAAGTTAGTTAACACTGTGACTTTCCTCGGAGAGAATGACGGTTCATATACCACATTCTTACAAATAAGTCCTTCGCTAACTATATCAGAAGCTCCACCTGACGGTACAAGTATAGCGATGAGACTGCGATACAGTCAGGTTAGATTGACAGGTCACGATTTCTTGGATATTGGTACAGGTAGCTTTGTCGATACCAACTATCCAGGTGCACCTGTAAATCCACCAACACCTGCTAATGAAGCAGTAGAATCAGGCGGGGGTCGTGTGTTCTTTACATCAACTGACCAAGACGGTAACTTCCGAGTTGGTGATTTGTTTGCAATTGAACAATCAACTGGTATTGCAACTTTGAATGCTGATGCATTTAACATTTCCGGACTGCAAGAACTTAATTTGGGTAACGTTACTTTGGGCGGCGGTTCAGCAACAATTACTGAATTCTCAACAGATCCGTTCTTTACAGCAGATTCAGATAACGTTGTGCCAACACAGCGAGCTATTAAGGCGTTTATTGCATCACAGATTGGTGGAGGCGGAGCCAGTTTGAACGTTAACTCAGTTACAGCAGGTAATGTCTTTATCAGCTCTAACGTAATAACAACAGTAACCGGCGGACCTATCAAGATGAATGCTACCTTTGAGTTCAGAGGCGGAGTCACTGGACTTCCGTTGGCCTTCAACTACTTTTTGAACTAAATATATCATGGAGAATAAATTATGGCAACAGGAAGATTAGGAATTGCGGATTTATCCGCAGCAACCAATACTACATTGTATACATGCCCTGCAAGTACATTTACGGTGGCTACCGTGAGTATCTGTAATCGCGGAGCATCTACATGCACAGTACAACTGGCTATTGCCAGTGCGGCAACCCCAGCGGCGGCAGAATACATAGAATTTGATGCTACTTTGTCGTCTAAAGGTGTACTAGAACGCACGGGTATTGTGTTAGATACTGGCAAATTATTAGTGGTTAGATCAAGTGCTACCAGTGTGTCGGCGGTGGTTTACGGCATCGAAACATCCACTGCTTGATAAAAAGGACACATCATGGGAAGAAAAATCACAACAGGCGCAACAGGATCTACAGTAGCTTTCAACACAGTTAATGTGGATGTTACTGCCAACACTGATGCAGTAGCAGGGGGTGTATACTGGTGCAACACCACTGCCGGGGCAGTTACACTTACTCTTCCATCTGGTCCTTCAACCGGCGATTATGTAGAAATATATGACATTGCCAACACATTTGACACCAACAATCTCACAGTGGCGAGAAATGGACAATTGATCATGGGAGCTGCAGATAACTTAACCGTTACCACTGAAGGTGCTGCTTTCAATTTGGTATATTATAATGCAACCTATGGTTGGAGAATTCTCACAGTCTAAGGATAACTGATGGCAACGTATTCAAGTTTCAAGAAGATCGACGCAGATGCTATAGTTAGTGCAACTATATTGCCGGCTGACATTGCCGCAAATACAATAACTGCGACAAATATCACCGATGCCAATGTGCCCGCAGCAGCATTTAGCGGCACCGTTACATCTGCTAAAATAGCGTCAACCATTGACCTCAGCGGTAAAACAGTTACTTACAGAGCAATTGTCAACGGAGATGTATCAGCCACGGCAGCTATCGCAGGTGCAAAACTTGCGTCTGGCGCAGCAACAACTAATTTAGGATTTACACCTATCAATCAAGCTGGTGATACTGTCACAGGCCAAATACTGGTGCCCGCAGGCAGTGTGGCTGCACCCAGTATTATCAACAGCGGCAGCACTGCTTCAGGCATCAATCTAACTACCAATAACGTGGCCATTGTGGCGGGCGGATCAACAGCAGTCAATGTGAACAGCAGCGGCTTTGTTACTAGACCAGGGAATCCGGCGTTTCAGGCTTGGGGCACAACTGGCTGGCATTATGCTCCCGCTTACGGCGGAACAGGCGAGAGAGAACTCACAACCGTTCCAGCTTGGTCTACCGCATATGAAGCTGGCGGTACAAATTTTAATACCACTAACGGTAGATTTACTGCACCAGTGGCAGGATATTATAGATTTTCAACTTGGTGGTATTTATTGAACGATGCTAATACTCCGCCAAACTATGTTCATCTTTTCTTTAGAAAGAACAATAATAGAGGGTGGACCGCTGGCGGTCGTAGTCCGTACATAATGGCCATGCACCAAAACACCAACAGTTACGATGATGGATATAGTCATAGTGCTGTGATAGATTTGGCTGCAAGTGATTATGTAAGCCTGGCCATAGTATGGCATGGTAACAGCAGTCGACATCACGCTGGCCATCAATATTTTAGTGGACAGTTAATAGGATAATTTATGGCCACATATTCAAGTTTTAAACGAATTAACACCGAAGCCATTGTCGACGGGGCAGTTTCTGGCGCGACTCTCGGTACTAATTCTATAGTAACTGCTGCCTTTGACTCAGCAAGTGTTCGAACCACTGATATACAAGACTCTGCAGTGGGAACTACGCAGCTGGCCAGTAACCTAAACCTCAGCGGAAAAACCGTCACGTATAGGCCAATTATCAACGCCGACATTGCTGCTGCTGCCATTGCTGGTGGTCAGTTAGCTTCTGGAGCCATTGCTGCAAACATAGGATATACCCCAGCCAATCTTGCCGGCGCAACACTCAGTGGTGCATTGCAATTACCTACAGCCAGTGCAGGAGCACCGTCTTTGGCCAGTAGCAGCGACACCAACACTGGCATACATTTTGCTGGCAGCGACCAAGTACAGATCAGCACTGCGGCAGGCAACACGAACGCTTTTGTCAAAAGCGGCAGCAATATCATGCACACTCAGCCAAATCTGCCAGCATTCCATGCCAGCGGCAATGGCGGATGGTATTATGCCAATAGCTTCGGCGGCGTCAATAGATGGACTGAGCTAAACAATTTACAACCCGGTGGCGGTTGGACGTGGCAAGTGACCCAGAAAGGTGGCAGCAACATGTCTTCTAACGGTCGCTTTACAGCACCAGTGGCTGGCTGGTATAGTTTTTATTGCCAGACTTATGCTTATAACGATACTAATAACAGTGCTGGCTATACTCACTGGAACATTGGATACAATGGTAGCATTGCCACTGACAGAGTCACAGGTCGAGTGCCTCATACACTATATGGTCACCAAGTCAGTGCCAACCACGTGCCAGGAATTATGACTACACTAGAGATATATTTAAATGCCAGTGATTATGCCATTCCACAACCTTACATGGCATCCAGTATACGATTCCACGGCGACCATAGTTTATGGTGCGGATACTTAATAGGATAACGAGATAAATGGCAACCTACAATAGTTTTAAAAGAATTGCATCAGATTCGTTCGTTGCTAACACCATCGGCAGCGCGGATATTTCTTCAGGGGCAGTAATCAACGGAAAACTGGCCACTGATGCAGTTACATCAGCCAAGATCGCTACAGGTGCTATTGGCACAACTGAGTTAGCAGCCGCAGTAGATTTATCATCTAAAACTGTAACTTACCGCACTATACTGAATGCAGATATCAGCGGGAGTGCTGCAATTGCCAGCACAAAACTCGCATCAGGTGCAGCTACCACCAACTTGGGATACACACCGTTGAATAGCAACGGCAGCTCCATGACCGGTCCCTTGAGAACTATCGCTGGCAGTGCAGCTGCCCCAGCTATAGCACTAAGCGGAAATACCAACACGGGAATTTTCTTTGGCAACGACGACACCGTGCGTATCAGTACAAATGGTGTGGAACGAGCGAGATTTGACCCCAACGGCAGATTCTTGCAAGGCACTGCCCAGGCCACTGGCAGTCCCATGTTTCAAAGCACTGGAACTGGAGGCTGGTTGTACAACAATCAATTAGGATCTGGAACAGGTTGGCAAGAAATCAACAGTAACTTTGGCTGGACCGGATATCAACGCGGCGGCACCAATTTTAACTATACCAATGGTCGTTATACAGCACCAGTGGCCGGCCATTATAATTTTCAATGGCTAAGCTATCAACACAACGATACCAGTTGGACCAGCGCCACAGGCCATATGCACATGAGTTTAGGCAGAAACGGTGGAGTTTCTATGTCTGCAGGCCGCACACCTCACGGTATATGGAGCCACGGTAATGGAAGTCCTTATCCCCATGGTGTTAACTGGCAAGCCGATACCTATCTTGCTGCCGGAGACTATGTCAGCATTTGGTGTGCTTGGACCAGCAACAATAATAGATTCCATGCAAGTCATTCGTTTTTCAACGGATATTTGATCGGATAAATACAACGGAGAATACAAAAACATGCCTCAATTTTCGGTTTTTTTAACAGCACTAGAAAGCAAAATGCTAGAGCACACAGTGGCTAATCCTTCTGATTGGATAGATAATCTAGTAGAGTGGCGAGTACGAATTGCACAGGATGAATATCTTCCTACAGCAATCGAACAACTTAAAGCTAATGGTGCTACTACGATTCCAGGAACCCGCGACGCAATAATTCTAGCAGTGGATTTACCACCAAAAAATCCTAACTGGACACCCGTCGAACGTGACGATCCTAACGATGACTTAACCGTGGAATATACATTTGATTTAGAAGATGATGATATTAAAATGTTAGCTTGGATGTATGAAAATCCTCATACGCACATTCGTGATTGGATAGCTGAACGTACTCAGATAGCTATTAAAGAAAAAGCAGATACAATTTTTAAAGAACTGCTTACGGATCCCACATGGACAGATCCAATACCAACAGATCCTGCAGCCCTTATTGATCTTGTGGAACTTAAATCAGCAGCACAACATCTAGAAGAAACTAGAGTGGCGATGCTGACAATGACAGCAGCATTAGCTAACACCACTGGCGAACCCTACCTTCCTCCTACTATTCCGTTTATGACCTACAAACATCATAAATGAATTGTCTAATAGCCCGCAATAAAAAAGCACCCTAGGGTGCTTTTTTTATTCTTTGTCTTTGTAGTGCTTAGTTTTTAAATACTGATAATGACTTGGACACTTGTTAACAACATGCTCGTTTTTTGCTTTTTTCTGCCGCCAGTAGTTTTCTGTAGCAGTATTAAAAATTGCAGGAACAGTTCTAGCTGTGCCTATGTACAGCCCGTCGTATTTAATTTTTTCTAATGACATACGATTTACGGGCAACATATGATTGCCAACAAATATGTCAGGAAATCCTCCATCACCAGTACCCAGTTCGTGCGATCTCAGCATTTTACCAGCAATATCAGATGCTATAGTATGCAATTCAGACAACTCTTTATCTATCATGCGATAGTCTAATTCAATATTTTCAGTGACATGCTGCCAATAGGGAGTGTCTCTACGAGATGACAGTGTATAGTGACATGTGACAAAAGTTTTAAAACTTTGCATAGTGACATTGGCCATATAGTTAAACCAATCAACATGCATCCTATTGACTTGTTCGTTGTCTAAAGTTTGAAATAGCAATACTAACATTTCTTGAACACTGAACAATCCTGTGCTTTCCAAAGGTTCTATAAACGCATAGGACAATCCCACACCCACTACATTTTTTTCCCAGCATTTGTCATGTGTACCATTTTTAATTTTGACCAGTCTAAATTCTAAATTGTCTGTACGATTGGGATCGTGATATGTCATTTTATCACTGTTCAAATAGTCTTTATATTCTTGCAGTGCATCTTCTTCACTGATAAATTTACTGCTAAACACATAGCCGCTGCCAATTCTATGATATAGAGGAATATTCCAAACCCAGCCATTGTTATAAGCTGTGCAGTTTGTGACGTTTTCCATCTCAAGTTCTTTATCGTGATATGGCACATGACAAGTCCATGCTCTGTCATTTGGCAGAAGATTGTTAAAACTTTCAAACGGCACACCCATGGTCTGTTCCAGCAACAGCGATCTGAATCCAGTGCAGTCGATATACAAATCACCTTTGACTTTCTCGCCATTCTTCAACAGCAAGTAATCGATGTACCCATCTTCTTCCTTGACAATGCTTTCAATGTGCTGTTTAGTATGAGTAACTCCTGCAGGTATACACATCTGATCTCTTAGAAATTCACCAAACAATGCAGCATCCATGTGATACGCCACATCATTTTTAAAACTGTAACCTTCTAACTTGTGTGAGGTGTTATCACATATTTTATTGTTGTAGATCAGAGGCATATTGCTGTACATACAATCATAGAAGTCATTCCATGGAGTATCCGGATATAGCAATTTTTTATGATACCAGTCTCTAATACCGTCTGTGGTATTTTTCTTATCTTTTAGTCCAAACGGATAGTAGAATGATTCACCTTTTTTGTAAAAATCAGTAAATTTAATAGCCAGTTTGTGTGTGGCATTGCAGTGTGGCATCCAATCTTCGTCATTTAAATCTAAAAGATGAAGAAATAAATTTAATGTTCCGAGCGTTGATTCGCCTACACCCACGGTAGGTACATCGGGGGATTCTACAAGTTCGAATTTAATGTTAGGAAACTTTTTTGATAGCAATGCGGCGCTCATCCACCCTGCACTACCCCCACCGACTATAACAATTTTTTTGATAGGTGTTTTCATCATCTAAAATCCGGGCCGTGTATCCAACCTACTATTGCATGTCTCACGCCTGTAGTCACTGAAGTTACTCTGTGTGTCATAAATGATGGAAAGATAGTTATCATGCCTTGTTGTTTTATTTTTGGATCTGAGATCGCTGGCATAAATTCTAAATCGCCTCCTTCGTATTCTGTAGGATCAGTGAGTTGAATAGTGAATGATAATTTTCTCACAGTGTCACCTGGTATAGAATCTGTATGCCACACATAGTGATCACCTCTATCGGCTGAATATCTAAAAACAAACGGAGGATCTATTCTGTTGTAACCTTCTAAATGATACCGGTATGTTTGTGAATTTTTAAGAAATATTACCTTAAAAATTTTATCTTCAAGGTCTTCTCTTAGGCCTCGATTACATATTTGAACACTTCGAAATTGTTTGTTAGTTATAAAATTTCCAAACTTTGCAACAGTACCTTCAACCCATTTGGTTGAATCTTCTATAATCTCTTTACACTCTTGAGCAGTAAAAAGAGGTATTGTAATCGTTTGGGCCACCATTATTCTTTGCCATTATAGATATTTTCTTTAAGATACTGATAGTGCGATGGTGCAGTTTCCGTTAGAGAGTTGATATATTCTTTCTTTTGATCCCAGTAGTCCTGAGTTTGACTGGTATAAAACTCTGGAACTGATCCATGCCTTGATTCGATCAACATCTTAACAACTGCCATTTGTGTGGCACTCACTGGTAGCACATGCATGCCTACTAAAATATCAGGCATGCCGCCCATGCTCTGATCTGCAGGCATACTATGTGTTTGGAGTAACTTGATTGCCAAATCGCCAGCTGCGGTAGGCGGTAACTGGTTTAGTTTTCTATCAAACATTAATGAATCCATTTCTATATTTTCAGTAACATGTTGCCAGTATGGAGTATCTCTGCGAGAGCTAAACACATAGTGATATGTTACAAAGTTCTTAAAACTTTCCATAACATAGTTGGTTACATAATTGAAATTATCAACATGAATTTTATTGATCTGTTTGTTATGCAGTGTTTCGCACAGTTTTAATAGTAATTCTTGAACACTCAACAAACCAGTGCTTTCTAAAGGTTCTACAAATGCATAGGATAGACCTATACCAACACAATTTTTAACCCATGCTCGATCATGTGCTCCGTTTTTGATTTCAATTAATCTAAATTCGCAGAGTTTGCTTCTTGCCGGATTAAGTACCGTCATAGCCTCACTATCAAGATAGTCTTTGTATTCTTGCAGTGCATCTTCTTTGCTGATAAACTTGTCACAAAAAACATAACCACTGCCGATTCTGTTATATAGTGGAATATTCCACACCCAACCATTGTTGTGTGCTGTGCAATTAGTAACGTTTTCCATTTCAATTTCTTTAATAGTGTATGGAACGTGTGTTACCCATGCATGATTATTAGGCAAATGACTCGAATACGATTCAAACGGAACACCCATAGCCTGCTCCAGTAGCAATGATCTAAATCCTGTGCAGTCAATGTACAAATCAGCTTCGAGAGTATCACCGTTATTTAATTTAAGACCGCTAATGTACCCGTCGCCGTCTTTAAGTACTTGTTCAATATGTGCTTGCACATGCACTACCCCTGCCGGAATACACAGTTTATCCCTTAAAAAGTTGCCGAACAGTGTGGCATCCATATGATAAGCAGAATCATTGCGCCAGCTGAATCCAGGAAGCTGCCCGTCTTTGTTATCAAATATTTTAGTTTGATAAATCATAGGCATTGAACTGTATACACTTTCATAGAAATCGTTAACGTCTAGTTCAGGATGCATTGTTTTCTTAACATACCAATCTGTAGCACCTTGCTGTGTATTTTGCAAGTCTTTAATTCCAAAAGGATAATAAAAAGTTTCGCCTTTCTTATAAAAATCAGTAAATTTGATAGCTAATTTGTAAGTAGCATTGCAATACTCCATCCAGTCTTCATCTTTGAGACCCAGCAATCCTAGATACTGATTAATAGTTCCGAGTGTGGATTCGCCCACCCCGATAATTGGAACGTCTGGCGATTCAACCAGCGCAATTTCCATATCTGGAAATTGTTTTGATAACATAGCTGCACTCATCCATCCCGAACTGCCACCACCGGCAATAATAATACGTTTAATTGGTTTTTTCATAAACTGTCCTAACTCCCGTTTGAATATTTAGTTGAGTACTTTTAGATGTAACCTACATCTTGGCTATCGCCGTTTTTCCAATAATCTCTAAGAAGGTTAAATGATATGGAAATACGAACGTCGTCTGTTTTATTTCTTTTTACAGAATGTTGTAGCCATCCAGGAAATAATAGTAATTTACCCACAGCTGGTTTAATATCATAGTATTTTTCAGCTATGTTTCCGAATGGAAATAGTTCTTGTTGCATCCACGGTATAGCATTCATAAGGCTAAAATTACCGTCGTTGCCAGTAGTTTGGTAATAATAAGTTCCGGAAATAAATGCATCGCTGTGCTGATGCCATTCTTGACCTTGGTCTCTGCCAGTTTTGTTGATCCAACTGTGTCGGAGAGCAATCGGCACAGGGTGCCATGATTGTGTTTGATCAATGTATTTTTTAACGTGTGTTTCGATGTATTTTTTTAAATGTGTTAATTCAAAATCTTTAATAGAGTTAGTCCGAGATTTGATATTAGTCTGTACACCGTCCTCCCAACCAGGAGGATTATTAAAAATATCAGTTTGTTCTATTATAGGCAATTTTTTTCTTATCTCATCCTGCACTAGAAAAATTTCCTGCATTGTTCCCTGATGTTCGTATATCAATGTAGGAAATAGCGATACAATAGGCATCTTACAGTCCTAAATCTTTTAAGATTTTTTTACGTTTAAAATATTGCCCATTAAGCGCAAACGGAACAATTCCGACTTGTTTGATATATTCTTCGTACGATACAGTGTGCATTGAGATTTTTATATCCGACTCGGACAACGGTATTACATGTGCTAATTCTTTACCGGCCGGAATTGTTAGGTCTTTAGGAAACATAGTTTTAGGAACCAACAAGTTTACACTGGTAGTATGCTGATATTTGTAGTCGACTACGCCGTTGACTACAAATGGTTTAAATTCGTCATCATGCCAGAATGTATTAGTGTAAAGAAAATTAACCCCAGTTTTTTCTTTGATTTTCCAAGGACTATTAAGTTTTAAGTGATAAAATCCTTTGAGATATTCACCCCACTGGCTAGGATGATGTCCCTCAGCATCGTCTTCAGGAAACCATTTTAACGATCCGCCCTCTGTTCCAATCCAATAGTCTTCCCAACTTTGTAATATAAATCCAGTTCGATATAGTGTACTCACCCCCGGACATGTTTTCATAGTACCGCGCATAGGACCTTGATGTTTAACTGTCGTGGGTAAGTTTTTCCAAAAACTAGGTAATCTTTCTTCCGCATATAAAATAGGAAATAGTGTTTCTACTTCGGGATTGGCGGTGAAACAATCTAATACAATTTTTGATTTTTTAAAAAAGAATGAAAACATTATTATTACCTATAAGTTTTTTTAGAATGAAATAGGTCGGCATATATACCAGCCCAATAAGTACTAAGCCTATATTTAAAACTAGACCTAGCCCACTCGTCTTTATCTGAGATGTGTGTAATATTCATCTGCCAATCTTCTCGCTTGAAAGGAAAAACCACCACTAATGGGTCTCCGGGATTGATAGTAAATGATTTTTCTTTGACAAGGCCAACAAGGCCAATAGGCTCATCGTGTTTATCAGTATCAACTACTCCTGGAAAAATTGAAAATTCTTTTCTAAATCTGTAATAGGGATCAAACAACATGCAACTATACCCCGGAGGAGTTTTAATATGCCATGGTTGATTTATTTTTAGATAATGATGCTTTTTGCCATCTTCTGCTTTGAACTGGGCTTGATGCCACGGATGTTTACCTACATGGTTGTCGGTATGTCTGCATCGATAATCAAATCCTGTAATAAAGTTTGCATCAACAAATTCTTTGATTTGAATTTCATATGTAGCACGTATAACATATCCAGTGGTCATGTAATCCAATACTGGCACACATCGTTTAATCGTAGGGGTATGAGGTTTGGTATATGGTTCAATTTCTGGTACTTCAATGGGAGTATCTTTATACCAGTCTGGAATTACTTTCCCAGCAGGCATAGGCGGAAACATGTCAATTGCTTCTAAATCACTGCCGGAAAATGTTATTAATTTGGTCATTTAAATTGTTTCTCAGAATGGAATAATTTTTTATATGCATTAAACAAATAATATTTTGATTTGTTTAGTATAGTATCTGCAGTGAATTCAGATTCCCAGTTGTCTCGTTTAAATGGAATAATTTGTACTAACGGATCGCCGCAATAAAATCTAACCTCAGTATTAACTTCTGTTAAGTATCCTACCACTGGAATCTTTTGATTAAACTTATCTGTGTCGATAATAGCAGGCATGATACTGAATTGGTTTTGAAACAAGTAGTAAGGCTGCACCACTAAACAACTGTAACCCGGGGGAGTCTGCACTGTCCACTCGGAGTTAAATCGAAAATAGTTTGTTAAATTTTTCTTATCTGTTGATCGCATTGGGCATGTACTTTCAGCATAAATGCCGACAGCATTGTTAGGATGTAGTCCCTGCATGTCATCAGTTTTTTTAGAATCATTTATTTTGTTGCGTACTGTATTCGCGGTAACAATATTCATTTTAGGAACAAAATTTTCAATCTTTTCACTGACTCTAACTTCGTAAGTGGCTCTTAGAATATATCCGGCTGTTATAAAATCTTCAACCGGAACACAGGCTCGAATACTTTTTAAAGCATTTTCATCGAAGCTGTATGTGTCCTTGGCTTTAGCCATATTTGCATACCACTCTGGCAGATATTCTCTAGCCGGTATAGGCTTCCAGTGTTCTAATGCAGTCTTATCGTCTATGTTAAATTTAATCTTCATCTATTAGATTTGTCTTCGTCTATTTCTATTAACCATGTGGTTAATATATATTTGTTTTTGTCCCCAATAGGAGGATTTCCCCTGTGTGTATGAGTCCAATCAGCTGGCCATATTAACAGTTTATTTTTCTTGGGAACGATCCTAGTATTTTGATATAAAAATTCTGTTTCACCTGCATCGTCTATATCGTTCATGTAAAGCTGTATCACAATTCTTCTTTTAGAATCCTCTCCAAGTGCTTCATAATGCCACTGATGAAAGCCACCACCTGGAACAATTTTTTTCATCTTGATCTGTTCTACTTTATAAGATCTATCTTGTAGTATGCTAAACTTGTCAGTGTAAATAGGCATTATTTTTTGCCATAATACTTCAAGAAAATGATTTACATATTGTGGATGTAGTGTACTAATTACTTTTGGATCCAGCATATAAAGCTGTTCATCATCCTTCCAGTGTTTAGGAACGGTATCCTGTTGGTGCAATGATAAGTCGGCTATTTTATCGTAGTAGTTGATAACATCTTGAAAGTATGAGTTTTGAAAGTAGTTTTCAAATACGCCAATAAATCCTTGAAATTCATATTTTTCAAAATTCATTCTATTTCTAACCTATAATTACCAGCCAACGAAATCCTAACATCGTCAGTGCTGTAAAACGGATATACTTGATGTTGCAACTCTGCAGGGAATATACAAATCTTTCCTTCAAGTTTTTTATCAACTGGAATAGGATAGTTATCAATTTTTCCAAGAGCATCAACGTACACAAACTCAAAATTAGCAGTGCGATTTTTAATCAAATCAGGATTGGCAATGTTATCTTTTTCGTCAGCTATCGTGTATGGAATAGTAGTCCATATAACAAAACTATAAATTCCGCTATGATTGTGTAACGGCAAGAACTCACCGCGCCGTTGAAGATTTACCCATATGCGTTCAAGAGATAATTTAATTTCTTTGTTTTCAGCGTTTGCTACAGAATTAAATAATCTGTCAAAATATTGATATTTGTTCTCGTAGACACCTAATAATTTTAGTACTTCTTTATCTATCAAAGAAATTAGCTCGTCTGATAATTTATAATTTATTGAATAGCCTTGTTGTTTTTTGTGATAAAGTCTTAATAAATCTTTAGACTCATCTAGCTCTGTTGAAAAATCCGTAAGGAACTTATTTGTTTCTTGTTTTATTCGTTGGAATATAAACGGATTGAATGTATCCAAATATATACCAACGTTGGGTAGGCTATAAAAACTCATACTAATAATTATCTAAAATTAATAGCAGCGTTTGCAATTATGATTGCTTACTGGTTCGACGAATAAAGTTGATAAAATCGGAATAAGTCATGTTCTCTTGTACACCACTATCTATGATTTTTTGATACTCGTTAATAACACCGCTGACATCTGCTAATCCTATAATAGGAACGGTATTTCCAGAAAATACTTTGGCCGAAGTCTCTGGTGTGATATGTCCTAGTCCGGCTAACACAAAGCTCCAGAGTCCCATGTCGGGGGCCGCAAATGATATATCAAGATCTCGATTTGCAGGCATTTGTGTTTTACACATGGTTAGTAAATTATCAACGAATTCAGTTTTGGTTTTTCCTGAACTAACATACTTCCAAAACTCACTGTCAGTTCTGCCTCCCATGTAATGAGCGATTAGAAATTCTTTAGTAGCATCATACAATTTAGCAGTACGTCGATTATAGCTGTTTCTGCTGCCCGGATTCAGCGTGTCTTCTAACTTAGGTTTTAAAAATTCAAAAACAAATGTCATCAGTTGAGCGATAGTAGTGTGTATGCTGGTAGCTTCTAACGGCTCTGCAAATGCAGCAGCGAGCCCGATTGCCAGACAATTTTTCTCCCAGACATTTTCTAGTCGTCCGGTGTCAAATTTTAGTACACGTATTGGATCAATGGGTCTGCCTAACGTGGTTTCTATTTCTGCTTGAGCTTGATCTGCAGTGATAAAATTATCATCAAACACATAACCGCAGCCCTTGCGGTGCTGACTCGGTATCTGCCACATCCATCCAGATGATTGAGCCCATGCAGTAGTGTACAACTCTGGAATTTCATTATCTTCAAACGGCAATAAAAACGGCATTGCAGAGTTGACTGGTAAATTTTCTTTATAGCTGATCCACTTAGCATTTAATTTTTTCATCAATACTTGTTTAAATCCGCTGGCATCAATAAAAAAGTCTCCATCGATCAGTTTTCCAGACTTTAGCAATACAGATGTTATATTTCCATTCGCAGAATCTAAATTTACATCTAACACTTCATCGTCAACTACAGAAACTCCTGGAGTTTTCAAAGTGACTTTTTTAAAGTATTTGCCAACCGCATGTGCATCGAAGTGCAATGCGGTTCCTATGCTGTCAAAGGAAAATGTTTTTTTATTAAAATTAGAAATTTTACGTTCTATTTTTTGACCTATGATTGAACTTCGGTGAACATTTGCTGGATCTGTGCTATGGTAGTAGGCGAAAATATAATCAACTATGTTATCTGATGCAGGGTTGCCACCGATCGGGCCCATATAACTTTCACCTACTGTTTTCCAATCTTTGTGATGAATTCCGTATTTTAATGTGGCTCCAGTTTCTTGGAAAAATTCCAGCAGATTGCAACCAAAGTCCCATGATTCATTTTTTAAAATAGATGTGAGCAGTCCAGTTGATCCTTCACCAGCACCCACAATACCAATAGCTGACGACTCAACTACAGTAAGAGTGTGTCCTAGGTTAGCTTTGCTGATCATTAAAGCAGCTATCCATCCTGCGGTACCGCCGCCTACTATAACAATATTCATTAATATCCTTCTTTATTATCATATGTTAACATTACGTTCATAGCAACAACAACTCGTAAGTTACCAGTTGTGTGTGCAGGCGTATGGTGATCAAGCCACGATGGAAAAAGTAACAAATCGCCTTCCTCTACCAGCATCTGTTTTTTGTCCGGCCAATACATTTCAGGCAATTCATTTTTATTTTTTGTTGGAATAACACTTTTTATCATTCTGGCATTGGGATTCAAAAATACAGTTCCAGAATTTTCGTTGTCTAGTGTTACGTAGTGTACAGCAGACCACTGTATGGTCCTTGGCCCCCCAGTGTGATCATGCGGAAATTGGGAAGTAGAATTAGTCATCATTCCGTACCAGCAGGTTACTTTAAAAGTCCACCCTTTAGAAAAATCAATACCGGTAAATTCTAAAAATTCTCGAATGTCATCTTCGTAAAATTTTGATACTATCATCCATGGTATTTTGTGAGCGCCCGGAACATAATCAGTGTAGGCATTAGTCACGGTGTCATTGACTCCATTCCTAACATATTGCGGATACACATTGTCCATGAGATATTTTTTAATCTTATCGTGATTGCGCACTTTCATCTTGACCAAGTTAACTGGAAATAACGGAACAGGAGTTATCGACATGTTAGTCTATCCATTTAGAAAAATTATCAATGATTGGCTGCTCAAACTCATATCGATCAATAAAAAATAATAGTGTAGTACGAGGTTCTTTAACATTCACTTTGAAGGTATTTGGTCTATGCCATAGATTAGAATCATATGCTATTAGTCTATTATACGTGTTTCCTATCCGAATGGTTTCTTCAAAATGTGTGTGATTATTTTTTAAATCTTGTTTGTATTCTTCTGTTACTATACTGGTGGTGTTAAACAGTTTTCTAGATGGAAAATCAGGTACAGAAAAATCTTCTGCACCTTTCTTTAAGAAGATCGAAGTACCACTATCAAAATTTGTTTCGTTGGGATTTAAATATACCAATCCGGCCAAGGTGACGTCGTCGTTGTGTATCCATCCAATGTTTGCATCTGCGTCGTCATATTGTTCGTTGATATGAAAACTTATGTGTATTACAAATTGTGAAATTCCTGGGAATACTTCTCTGGCAATTTTTTTAGCAAAAAACACTGCAAAATTCTTAGTTTCCTCGTCGGTGGATTCTAATAAATTAATTGTGCGTTTTCCAGGATAACGATCCGATTTAGTATATTCTTGGTGTTGTGCAAGAGCTAACACCTTGTTTGGATTATTGAAGAAATTATTTCTACAAACAATTACTTCCTTTAGCGGGTGTTTAGTTTTATCAAAATTGTATATGGTCTGTGTATTACTCATGCCAATTTCCTACTAAGATTGAATACCATGGTAATGCGGCCTTCTGTATTATGTGTTTGAGGAACAACATGTGGTATCCACGACTCCCACATTAAAAGCAGTCCTTTTTTTGGAGTGATGGAAATTTCCTCAATATTAGTAGCTGTATCTCCTAACCTAGGCAACATGACAAAATTTCTAAACGGTCTTGGATCGCTTATAATTAACGGCGAAGATCCTTCGGGAACTTGAAGATATAGCAAACCAGATAAAATAGAATTAGGATGTGTATGTGACTCGTGATAGTTTCCTTCAAACATCTCACTTACAAATACTTGTGTTTCAAAATTAATTTGTTGCTCGTCGTACCCTAGTTGTCTAAGGTAGTTTCTAGCAGTTTTATGTACAAGATTTTTAAATGGTTCTATGTCAGGTTGTTTTCCAAGCTGCATGGAAGTATCGAATGTATTTTTATAACCCCATCGGTGTCTTGCATAATCTGGATCGCTTAGGTATTTTTTAGCTACAGGCAACATTGCATCTGCTAATATCAGATGTAATTCAGTAAGTACTGCTGTTGGAAAATGATACTGAATCACATAGGTCCTTGTGGATTACGTTGTAGATCAAATGCCTGTAAATAATTTGGACCATCAATAGTCACGTAATGCAGAAACACTTGAATACACTCAGTTCCTTGAAAAGGATCACGCCAGTGGTAGGATTTAGCACCTTTGTAAATTACAGCATCTCCTGGATTTAATGACACACTATCTGTTTCGCCATCGGGTTTTGTGAAATGTATAGGCCACTTATCACCTGCAAGATTCACACTTACACTAATTTCACAAGCTTCGGCATCGATATGAGATTTCAATTCGGCACCTCGTTTATACCATCTGCCATAACAATATGTGGGATATAATCTTTCACCTACTAAGTCATTCATATAAAAAATCTTTGAAATTAGCAACTGGTGTACTATTTGACTATTGTATAATGCCGGTGAGCCGGCAACTTGTGGATCTGCTTTAGCGAACGTTTTAATGCATTCTTTTTTAAAATTGTTTGCAACAATGCTGGCTGCGATAGGATGCAAAAAATCTTCTACTACAAAATAATTGTTTTGTTGTAAATCAGCATTCATTTTAGTCAGGTTCTACAATACACCACACATCGGATTCTGGCAAACACCAATATATTTCGTTGCCGACGACTATTTTAGACCCTGCAGCCGGATGGCATAAGATTTCATCTCCGGCCTTAACAGTCATTGGTATTAAAACTGCTGTTTTTTCAGAATATTTTCCAGGGCCAACTGCTATAACTGTGGCTTTAGATGTTCGCTCGTCTACAGCCGCAGGAGCAAGTACAATACCGCCAGAAGATACTTGTTCTGGCTCGTGTCTCTTAACTAAAATTCTATCATGCGCTGGTTTTAAAACTGGCATTTATTTCTCCTTAAATTGATTAACATATGCTCTCTTGGTGAAGTAGGGTATTTATAGTTGGCAATGCATAGGGTCGGCAGTTTGTGATATTATAGTTTTTTACGCTAAATATTTCTATATGTGGAATCCCGATGACTGCTCCTATTAAAAACCTACGAGTAATACCCCGAGAAGCCGATTTTTTAGATAGAAAAATTGGCTCATCTGGTGAAATCTTTTATGACCGCGATCAAAATACACTAAGACTGTATGATGGAAATCTATTAGGGGGAATTGTTCTTGCCAAGACAGATTTAACCAATATATCCAATGCTGTGTTCCTAGCCAAAGCTACTTCAGCAGGATTCAGTGGCGGAGTGCAGTCAGGCGTGGCTGGAAAAATAGCCTATTATCCGTCAAATGGTTCTCAAGTCAATGACTTAACTGCTTTAACATGGTTAGATGACTCGACCAATACGCTGGTGTTATCAGGTGTAATAGATATCACAGGCCAAAAAAATCGCATCAGATTCCATTGGGATACTCTAGCAGATCTTAACGCAGAAGTATCTCCTGTAGACTATCACGGCATGGTAGCACATGTGCATGACACAGGCAAACTGTATTATGCTCATAACGGTGCTTGGGTGCCTGTGGCAGCAGAAAGCAGCCTCCCTAACTCATTTAGTACCATTGCAATAGCCGGACAGCCATCAGTGACTGCAGACACAACCGCAGATACTCTTACACTTGTAGCTGGTACTGGTATTACACTGACCACAAATGCTGGCACAGATACCATTACCATTACAGGCACAGCCAGCACAGGCAATATAACCTTTGCGGCCAACACCATAGACAGCACAGATAGCACAGCTATCACAGTGACTCCGGCAGTAAATTTTGAATCAGATGTTGTAGTAGGTAATGAAATTGTATTCGCAGACGGTTCAAGACAGAGTACTTCTGCTGTTGGTGTACCAGGACCACAAGGTGAACAAGGTCCACCTGGGGCTTCAGGAGCAGGCACGGGCGATGTACTCAGTGCCGGCGGCGGCTATGTGGACAATAGGATTGTTCGCTACGATGGAACCACAGGCACAATCATACAGGTCAGTAGTGCCAGCATATCAGATGCTGGCCTGCTCACCGCTACCAGCTTCAGTGGTAACGGCAGTTTAATCACAGCTCTAAATGCCACTGAATTAACCAGCGGTACTATACCTAATGCCCGCTTTCCAGCTACTTTGCCTGCAACATCAGGTGTCAATCTAACCGCACTAAATGCCACACAACTAACTTCAGGCACAGTACCTGACGCACGATTCCCAGAGACTCTGCCAGCAACATCGGGTGTCAATCTAACCGCACTGAATGCCACCCAACTGACTTCGGGCACTGTACCTATAGGTCGTATAGGAGCCACAGGCACACCTAGTGCCAGCACCTATTTAAGAGGCGACAACTCTTGGGCCGAGGCCACAGGGGGGAGTGCTTCAGACAGCTTTAGCACCATAGCGGTAGCAGGACAAAGTTCAGTGGTTGCTGATTCGGCTACAGACACATTGACTTTGGTAGCAGGATCAAACATAACCATAACCACAAATGCCGGTACAGATACCATAACTATTGCTGCTGCAGGTGGCGGGACTGCATCCGATAGTTTTGCTACAATTGCAGTAGCAGGACAAAGTTCAGTGGTTGCTGATTCGGCTACAGACACATTGACTTTGGTAGCAGGCACCGGTATTTCAATCACCACTGATGCCAGCACAGACACATTAACTATAAACAGCACAGTCACAGCAGGCGCCACAGCATTCACGGGACTTAGTGATGCAGTGTCTGCTTCATTAACTATAGATAAGATCTATCTACCTGCGATCACTATGCTGGTAGTAACCAATAACGGAGCCAGTGCATATCGATTTGATCAATACGGTGCTTCCGACGATCCTACAATTTTTGCTATCAATGGTACTACAATAGCATTTAATTTGCAAGCAACTGGACATCCATTTTTAATTCAAGATAACACAGGTACTAATTTCAACACAGGACTCGTGCATGTAACTACGGCAGGAGTAGTGACTACAGGCTCCTCAGCACAAGGCAAAGATTCAGGAACATTGTATTGGAAGATTCCCGACACTGCATCGGGTAGTTATAGATATCAGTGCGGAAGTCATGCTGCTATGATAGGAACTATCACAGTGAAAAACTTTGGCAGTATTTAATTTTTCTGCGCTTGTGACCAGTCTCTAATTCTTGTTTCTAATTTTTTTCGTATGTCAGTGATATCCTGTTTCATATCACCTCCCATAGTAGGCAGCTGACGACTGTAAATCATCTCCATGTGCATGCTGTCTAATTTTTTTATTTCCGCAATTAGTTTATTCAACAGTTGTTGAGATTCTTGTTTGACTGGGCCGTCAGGCATGGTGCCTATAGCAGCACGATATTTTGCGCAGTCCTCTTGAAATCTACTGGACCTTTGTAATAGATTTGACATTTTCCAACTCCAATATGGTTTCTATTTTTACACGTATTACTTGATTATTTAATGTGGTGCGTAGGCCTGAATGTAATTGTTTGGGCAAATGATTCAAATCTGCCCAACATACTGTGGCTGACACTGTGGTCAAAAATTCTTGCTCTACTACACATACATATGTTCCGTATTCAAACCCACGATCTTCTGATAGATACAGCTCGATAGGTACTATACGACCCTGTGAGTATTGAGTCATTAGTGCGTGTGCATCCTCTAAGAGACTGTTGTTACGCTGAAATGTAGGCACGGTCCATCGATCGTTGTCTAGGATCAGTAGGATTCTACCTGTGGTTTTAGCTAAGAATAATAATCCGGCACGCTGTTGCATGCAGATACTTATCCGCCTGCTGCTTTGAAGTTCCATTCTCCTGGCATATACTCGCCTTCAAACGCCTTGAGCCATTGATCACCGTCCCACTTATACTTGATTCCTGTGCGAATATTTTGGATATGAGTGGGGGAGAATGTTTCCCCGGCCATATCGGCAGCTTCTAATGTGTTGTCCACAGGATTCCAAACGGTAGCCCATGTCTGTCCAGTCCATTCTACAATGGAGTTGGCTATGATAACAGGATCTGTTCCGTCTTGGTTTTCCCAACTTGAGTCGTTGTTGCTGGGATTGCGCCAAGCCTGTGGTCCTCTGTATGGAATCCGTGTGCTGTCTGCTGGGTTAGAAGGCAGATTAATGTATCCTCCACGATTCTCACTGTTGTTGACATCATCTAACATTAGGAATCGCAGTCCTAATGGTATCTGTGCATGCGATCCGTATACTTCTAGGGGATTGTACTTGTAAGGATCTATAATGGCGTCCACTGTACCTCTAGCAGCAATTCCCGGAATTGTGCTGGCTATGTCGTCATTGGCAGGGTATGTGTCTGCATCTAGAGTCACCGTGAGTACAGTAGCGTCTAAAGGGTTGATCACAAACGTTCCTACTATTTCAAATCCGCTGAATTTCTTAAACCACACTTCACTGCCCGGTACATATCCGCCTTGTACTTCTAAAATCTTAGCCCACTCTACAGGCTCACCATTTTTGTATTCACGCTGATCAAGCCCAGTTGATATCACTGCGTCTGTGGGATTCACTATCGTGAGATCATATTGGTTGTCATTGACTGAACCGGTGTTAGATTTAAACAGCAACACTCGATAACGTCCGTATGTTTTTCCAGCTAATGAAGTGTTAGGCTGTGAAGTATTGTATATGAGATCTGAAAGATTTAATACTTCACCTTGTTCTGTAAACACATTGGCCACTATGCTCTGTACTATGCCTAGCTTTTTAACCTTGGCTGGTGGTGATATAAATATCGGCATTTCAAAATCCATACTGCAGATGTCTATGTCTGATTCTGCACCTTGAGGAATAGTTCTGCTGGAAAAATTAGTGCTGGTCAAATACATGGCACTGAGACTGGTCCAGTCTATGTAGTTGTCTGTGGTCTGTAGTTCCAGGCTGGGATTAAACAGCACCAATATCTGTTCTAACAATTGCAGTTTTTGATCTGTATTTGAGGTCCACAGATCGGCTTTCATAGTCAGTTTGAACGGAGTGGGCATGAGTCTTTCAACCGTGTAACTGCCGCCTTGAGCGCCAGCGTATTCTCTAGTACCACTGGCGTCTGTGAATCTACGTTCTCTTATGTGTATCTTAGATACAAATGTGGGATCACTGAGTCTACTGGTGTCCATTTCGATGCCTGTGATATAGCAGGCAATCCTTGGCACAGTGGGCATTTTGTTTTCTGAATTGTCTTTGATCATGCTGGCCACTTGTCTAGTCAAGTCGCCGTACATTACAGGTATCTGTTTCTGCTCACCGTCCCCGGCTTGATATTTAAATCCAATGAACACACGCATGAATTGTGTAACATAGCGTCTTATCTGTCCGTCATAGTGAAAATCCATTATAGGTCTGCCTCAGGTCTAAGAGCCTTGCTGAGACTCTGCTTTTCTTTGACTGTGTGTCCGTCTATGGTACTCACAGTAGGATTATTAATGAATGTGGCCTTCTGGGTCTGTCTTACATCTTTGCCTGCAAATGTGCCGGCGGCCACATCGCTGGCTCCAAGATTGCTCATAGTCATGCGCACATTATCTTCAAATTTACGCCATCTTGCCCCGTCGAATCTAAACAGTCTGTTGGGTAGATAATCTGTTCGCAGTGCAAACTGTCCATTGATAGGATTGTTCGGGAAAGAAATGCCTGCGGTAAAAGGAGCACCATTAGGAGGCACACCGTCTTCGGTTAGATAGCCATCATATCCATCTCCGTCTGACGTTAATATTACGCTGCTGGCAGTCTGCCCGACATACACAGGATTGCCGTCTGTGTCATACAACAGATTACCAGCTTCGTCGGTAGCCTGCGTAGCAGCATCTACTGTGACGTCTGTGGCATCTGTACTGGCCAATTCTACATCGCCGTCGGCAGTACGTTGCAGTGTGTAGTACTTGCTGGTGTCGTAGCCGCTGCGTGGTGCATCTGCTTCTGCTTGATTTAATACCGCAGCAGTGATCTGCATTTCTTTTTCGTAGGTGCTGACTACATCTCTCAGCGTATCAGCTAACGCAAAATAAGTAGTGTTAGGAGGAGCCACACCCGTGACTTCTTGGATTACCTGATATTTTTTGCCGTTGGCAGCAAGTACAACATCATTAGGATAGTATGTTACGGTCGAGTTGTAAGTGCCTTTGTAGAATTCTCTGTCTGCGATATCGTCTAAGATCTGCTTGAATTCTTGACTGTCTACTAATGGCTTGCACTTGGCACGATACAGATGTGGGTACCATGTGGCTGAAAATCCTTCTGCTGCTCTGCTGACTTCTTCAATCACAAAGAAACGTTTCAGCGCAAATGTCAAATCATTAAGAGCATACTCGTCTTTGAGGTGCGGCAGTTCTATAACATCGCCTGCTATAATTTTACGACCTAATTTTTCTACAGTATCCGTGATGTGGAAAGTGATAAAAATAGTGTCATTCTGCAGGAACAAGCCGAACTGGCTGAGGTTAAAATCAATATCAGATATATTGTAGACTCCGCGCATCACATATACATCAGGATCATACTTGCGATCTCTATTTTCTAAAAACAATAGATCCTGTATGTTTGCTACATTATCAGTAGTGTAGTTAGGAGTGCTTGGAGTATCGCCCTGTATAGCTGTACCAGGACCTATGTATCTGTGCACCAGCACATCTGTACCGCCAACTTGGAACATTTCCCAGGCGGATCTATCTATAAAGCGGAAATCGTTGCCCTTTTCGGGACGGTATAAACTGAGTCTTGGCATAGTCATATATTTACCGCTACGATAAATACTCGTATGAGCACATCAGACCAAGCCAAAAATTCTGTTTACAACTACTGCAAAACCATGCTAGGCGATGGTATGGTAGATGTAGAACTAGATCCCATCCATTACGACACAGCACTTAATCGTGCTCTAGCAGTTTTCCGCCAGCGTAGCGATAACGCTGTGGAAGAAAGCTATATGTTTTTAACCTTAACTGAGAGTACCAACGAGTATATATTACCTAAAGAAATACAACAGGTACGTCAAATATTCCGCAGATCAGTGGGCTCGAGAACTGGCAACGGCACAGGCGGTACAGTATTTGAACCATTTAATTTGGCCTATGCCAATACCTACCTGTTAAGCAGCACTAACATGGGCGGTTTACTAACATATGAATTGTTTAGTCAGTATCAGGAATTAGTGGGTAAGATGTTTGGTAGCTACATTAATTTTACTTGGAATCCACAAAATCATAAAATTATCATACATCAACGCCCTCGAGGCGAAGAAAGTGTTATGCTAATGGTGTATAATACCAAGCCAGACTTTGCTATCATAGACGATGTGTATTCTGGACAATGGATCAAGGACTACGCTCTGGCCAACTGCAAGATGATGCTAGGACAAGCTCGCAGCAAGTTTGGACAGATTGCAGGACCACAAGGTGGCACACAGCTCAACGGCACAGCACTGATCACAGAAGGCCAAACCGAAATAGAAAAACTAATGGAAGATCTCAAAACTGGTATTACTACACAGGGTTGGGGTTGGATAACTGGTTGACATCTTAATTTCACACATGTTATAATTGTTCTAAAGGGGACAATTTATGATCATAGGTGTATGCGGTTTTATAGGCTCGGGCAAAGACACCGTAGCCGACTATCTAGTCAATTTTCACGAATTTCGCAGAGAAAGTTTTGCTTCGACACTCAAAGACGCTGTAGCCAGTGTGTTTGGATGGGATCGAACTCTGCTGGAAGGACGCACTGCACAGGCTCGTGAGTGGCGAGAACAAGTTGATCCTTGGTGGGCAGAACGCTTAGACATGCCTACATTAACTCCTAGATGGGTTCTACAATACTGGGGCACTGAAGTATGTCGTAGATCGTTTCACGATGACATATGGATCGCTTCGCTGGAAAACAAGCTTCGTATGAGCAAGGACCATATTGTGATTTCAGACTGTAGATTCCCCAACGAAATCAAATCAATTAAAGATGCAGGTGGCCAGATTGTTTGGGTACAACGTGGAGAATTACCTGAGTGGTATGCTGATGCTATCAGTGCTAATCAAGGCAATAACGTAGGTCTTAATGCCATGAAGATGCGCAAAATACATGCATCAGAATGGGCATGGTTGGGCAGTGAGTTTGACAGCATTGTCAATAACAATGGTACCATCGATGAACTATATCGTCAGAGTGCAGAACTAATAGTCAGCCACAAGATCGCCTTGTCGCCAAGTAATTCCCTCTTTGCCTAAGATAGCAGCACAGTTCAAGCACACGGTTTTGAGATTATTTGGTCTGCAGTTGTTGAGATTTTCATCTATGTGGAACACCCTAAACACTTCTGTGTGCGGACTTTTGCACCCGCATTTTTCACACACGGTCTTGGGTTTGTATCCTGCACGTTGCCAACGAGGAATATGCGCACCCGCACCGTGTGATAAACAGATTTCACAGAGTGTTCTATAGTAGGCACGAGAGTCTTTGTAGTAATTAATGGCTCTAGGTCTCTGTGCGCAGGCCTTGCATAGTGGTCGCATGTGATATTTACCCTTTTAGACCCCTTTTGTTATGCACCTAACTCGCTGTTTTTGGAATAGTATGCTAAATATTATGAGCAACTATTACCAGGAGAATAGGCGATATGGCACTAACATCACCAGGCGTACAAGTTACGGTAATCGACGAGAGTTTTTATA